ACGTATGAGTATCAGCTATACACCATCTAAGACACTAGAGCCGTTCCTTACATGTGACGCGTTTGTATCCCTTATATCTGGACCCGTTGGTTCGGGGAAATCCTCAGCAGCGATGCTGAAAATCGCGTACCACGCAGCGAAGATGCGCAAGGGCGCCGACGGTAAGCGAAGATCTAGAGCGGTGATTGTTCGTAACACGAACCAGATGTTGACAGACGCAACGATTCCCACGTTCATGACTTGGTTCCCAGAAGGGCCAGCGGGCACGTTCGCTAGAACAGATAAGCGTTTCTTTTTGCGCTTCGATGATGTGGAATGCGAAGTGCTGTTCCGGGGATTGGACGACGCCAACGACGTTCGTCGTCTGTTATCACTAGAGTGCTCGTTCGGTATCCTTGATGAGTACCGCGAAATTCACCCAGACATCTTCAACGCCCTGCAAGGTCGTGTGGGCCGGTATCCGTCAGTTGCCAACGGCGGCTGTGTGGATGACAACGGGGAACCTAACCACCACATCTGGGGAGCGACCAACGCGCCGGACGCCGACACGTTCTGGGAAGAGTACATGAGCAACCCGCCAAGCACAGCGGAAATATTCATGCAGCCTTCGGCGTTGTCGGAAGAGGCAGACTGGAAAGACAATTTGGTGAGGGGGTATTACGAAACCCTTGCCGAGGGGAAATCTGAGGATTGGATCGACGTCTACATCCACAATAAGTTTGGCAGGTCCCTGTCTGGGACTCCGGTTTACCAGCGCACATTCACCCAAGAGTTCCACGTAGCGCCACAAGAAATAAAGCCGATTGCTAACGCCGACTACCCCATAACGATAGGACTAGACTTTGGTCGCACGCCCGCAGCTGTCTTCATGCAGCGAGACCCGCGTGGTCGCGTACTGGTGCTTTCGGAAATTACATCCGAGAACATGGGCATCGAGACTTTCATTACCACTAAGCTAAGTCCGCACATTGCGAACACGTATCCGGGGTACCAGTTTATCGTGGCGCCAGACCCAGCGGGGTTTATGAAGCAGCAGCTAAACGAGATGACTCTCGTGGACGCCCTGAAAAACGCTGGTTTTAAGTGCGTTAAGCCGCCGACAAATGATCCGGAAAAACGCATCGCCGCCGTGGAACGCCTGCTAAATCAACAAATCGAGGGCAAAGCCATGTTCCTCGTGGATCCACGCTGTACCAATCTTATCAAAGGTTTTAGGTCTGGGTACAGATATAAAGTAAAAAGAAACGGCGAATTGGAAGATAAACCAGATAAAAACGAGTCTAGCCACATCCATGACGCACTTCAGTATGGCTCAGCGGTTATCGACATGAATATTCGCGGTTTCGGCCTGCAGCCTGTAAAGCGCGAGATAAAGCGCACAAAATTCCTTTACACTTGATAAAATTCCTGCTAGGGGTACAATCGCAGTAATTCTCTGCTACTAGGGCGCCTTATGAGTCAGATGACGACAAACTACTTAAATCCGAAAACGGATTTTTTTGAGCAAGTGCACGGCATGCACGGGCGCATGTTTGTCGACGCTAGCAATATTAACCCTGCAGATAACGATCACTTTTTCATGTTCCACGAGTACACCGTCGCGGCTAGCGGTGTAGAGGTCGTCAAGGTTGTTATTACCGGCGACACAATTATGCAGGCGTTCACCATACAGGTTATGGCCGGTAGTGCGCGAGTAGAGATTGTGACCGGGGGTACCGAAGGTGGTACGTATAGCCAGACGGTGCCAGTCTTGCCAGTTAACAACATGAGCACGGCTGCGCCTAAAACATCGACGACAACGGTTACGTCTGGCGGCACCCATACTGGCGGAACAACGCTAGATTTATTCCTCGTAAACACAGGCGATAACATAAACCAGTCGTCCGGCGTTACTGTTGGAGAAGCGTTTTCGTTTGGGTTTGCAGCAGGTACCTACTATATTCGCGTAACGAACACTGACAACTCCACGACGACCGGCTTGATTAAAGCTTTGTGGATTGAGTTGTAATCTAAGGACTTTGTATGGCTACTGGTATTGCATTATTTCCCGTTGTGACAGCAACGCAGCTTGATGCGCAGGCTGAAGCTGAAAAACGCAGCGATGAGATGCAGAACCAACCTGTTATTCAGGGCTTAGCCGCGCACGTACGTAAGCGCTGGGATATTGCTAAAACAGGTAAGCGCGATCTTGAAGAGCGCATGTTGCAAGGCCTTCGCCAACGTAACGGCGAGTATGACCCAGACGTCTTGGCGATGATTAAATCGCAGGGCGGGTCAGAGATTTTTATCAACTTGACATCAGTTAAGTGCCGTGCTGCTACAAGCTGGTTGCGTGATACGCTGCTAGGTTCAGGCACCGACAAGCCTTGGGCGATTGACCCGACCCCTATCGCTGAACTTCCTCCAGAGCGCCTCGCTGAGCTACAGGCTCAAATGCAGCAAGAGCTAATGGGCATGATGCAGCAAGGTATGCAGATGCCTAGCGAAGACGAACTCCGCACAATTGCTTTGCAGATGAAAGACGCCGCTAGTCGGCAACTGCAAGAAGAAGCAGCTGAGCGCGTTAGACGCATGGAAAAGAAAATGGAAGACCAGCTTGCCGAAGGCAACTGGGCGAAAGCTTTCAACGAGTTTTTGGATGACGTTGTCACGTTCCCGTTCGCGGCTATGAAAGGCCCCATCAAGCGTCGTCGCAAGACTATGGCTTGGCAAAACGGCAAGCTAGTCCCGACACAAGTTATTCGTAACGAGTGGGAGCGTGTTGATCCGTTCATGTTGTACTGGGCTCCTTGGGCTTGGGATGTTAATGATGGTTTTGTAATTGAGCGCCATCGCATGACCGCAGATAATCTGCAGGCTCTGCTTGACGTACCCGGCTACAACAACGACGCAATTCGTACTGTCCTTGATGACTTTAGCGGCGGCGGCCTTAAAGAGTGGCTTTGGTCTGACTCTGCTAAAGCGGAATCAGAGGGCAAGAATACTACCGACGCACTTGCTACCGACGACTTGATCGACGCGTTACAGCTGTGGGACTCAGTACAGGGTAAATACCTACTCGAGTGGGGCTTGACTGAGAAAGAAATCCCAGACCCAGCGCTAAGTTACCCATGCGAAGTTTGGTTGATCGGCGGCACTGTTATCCGCGCTGTTCTGAACTATGATCCACTTGGTCGTAAGCCGTACTACTTGACTTCTTATGAGAGCCTACCCGGCGCTGTCGAGGGTAAGGGCGTTACAGACTTGTGCCGCGACTCCCAAGCTATGGTTAACGCTACGGCCCGCAGTCTAGCAAACAACATGGGCATCAGCTCTGGTCCGCAGGTCGGCGTAAACATTTCTCGTCTGCCCCCGGGCGAAGACATCACTGAGATGCACCCTTGGAAAATCTGGCAGTTCCAGAGTTCTGACTACGGTGACAGCTCGCAGCCTATTCAGTTTTTCCAGCCTAGCAGTAATGCAAGCGAACTGTTGACAGTGTTTGAGAAGTTTTCCTCTCGCGCGGACGAGGACACAATGATTCCTCGTTACATGACTGGCGAGCATACACCCGGCGCGGGTCGTACGTCTTCTGGTTTGTCGATGCTAATTAGCAACGCTGGTAAAGGTATTAAGCAGGTTATTAGTAACATCGACCAGAACGTCATTGTTCCGGCTATTGAGCGCCTCTATCAAGATAACCTTCGCTATAGTGAAGACCCTGATTTGATCGGTGATGTCAGTGTTGTAGCGCGTGGCGCCAATAGCTTGGTTGTTAAAGAAGCTGAAGCCATCCGTCGCAATGAATTTATGCAGCTCGTGTTGACTAACCCGCTTGCTCAGCAGATCGTTGGCATGGACGGCGCGGCGGAACTGTTGCGCTCCGCAGCGAGTAATCTGAATGGTAATGTGGATCGTATTGTTCCTGACCGCAAGCAGATTAGCACTATTGAGCAGCAGCAACAAGTTATCCAGCAGTTGCAACAACAGTTGCAGCAAGTTATGGGCGCTATTCAAGAAGCTCAGAGCGGGCAGCCACAACAAGCAGCACCGGAAGGTAAGAATATGTTACCCGATGGTTCTCAAGTCGGCGGACGCGAGAGTAATTTTATGTCCCCAAGACCTAACGGAATGTAACTTGTTGACACATTAGTAACAAGTTGCTATAAAATTAAGCACATGAGGATTTTTATTGGACCCAAGCCTGACAGGCAGCACATGCAAGCGTTACTACGCTGCAAGCAGCCGGAAAACACAGCGCTGGTAGACCTTTTCCGATCAAAGCTAGACGAAGCCAAAAACGCTTTAATAATGGCTGACGATACGGTAATGATCCACCGCCTGCAAGGTCGCGCGGAAGTCCTCCAAGATTTTCTCGAAGCGGTTGAAAAATCGTCAGAGATAGTCGAGCGGGTTAGATAGCCCGCATTTTTGTAAACCGAAGCAAACCATTATGCAAACGGCAGACCGAAGTAGGAGCCCA